TCATCGTGTGAGCGCCTCGGCCAGGATCGTCTTCAACTGGTCGCGCAGTCGGGCGGTTTCGGTTTCGGCGGCGTCGAGAGCGACCAGCAGGGTTTCCGGGTCGCCGTGATCCTCGGCGACGGTGTGCGGGTTCTTGATGTCGAGATTGTAGCCGCAGGCCTTCACTTCCTCGGCCGTCACCTTCCAGGCGCGCGGGCCTTCGGCGCGGCCCTTGCGCTTGGCGCCGCCCCACCAGTCGATGCAGTCCTGCAGGTGGTCGAGGCGGATCGGCTTGGTCATCGAATAGGCCTTCTGGCCCTCGGGCACGCGATGCTCCCAGAACCAGATGTCCTCGGTCGGCGTGCCCTTCTCGAAGAACAGCAGGTTGGTGCCGATGGAGGCATAGGGCCGGAACACCGAGTTGGGCAGCCGCACGATGGTGTGCAGGTTGCACTCCTCCATCAGGTGCTCCTTCAGCCGCGTCTTCACACCCTCGCCGAACAGCGAGCCGTCGGGCAGCACCACAGCGGCACGTCCGTCCTTCTTGAGCAGGCGCACGATGAGAGCCAGGAACAGATCGGCCGTTTCCTTGGTGCGGAAATGCGTCGGGAAGTTGGACTCGATGCCGTCCTCCTCGCGCCCGCCGAACGGCGGATTGGTCAGCACGATGTCTACGCGGTCGGACTGCGTGTAGCTGATATAGGGTCGCGCCAGCGTGTTGTCGTGGCGCACGAAGCTCGGGTCCTCGATGCCGTGCAGCAGCATGTTGGTGACGCAGAGCATGTGCGGAAGCTGTTTCTTCTCCACCGCCCGCATGCCCGCCTCTTGCGCAGGCTTCTTCACGTAGCGGTCGCGCATGTGCCGGATCGAACAGGTGAGAAAGCCGCCGGTGCCGCAGGCCGGGTCGAACAGGATTTCGCCCGGGTGCGGGTCGATGCGGTCCACCATGAAGGCGGTGACAGCGCGTGGGGTGTAATACTCGCCTGCGTTACCGGCCGATTGCAGGTCGGTGAGAATCTGCTCGTAGATATCGCCAAAATGCTGGCGCTCGGTCAGGTCGTTGAAATCGACGCTAGATATCTTGTTGATCACCTGCCGAATCAACTGGCCAGATTTCATGTAATTGTAGGCGTCCTCGAACACGTCCTTCACCACGCGACGGCGGTCGCCTGGCCGTGTCGAGGTGGCGAGGTTCTTCAGCGCAGGGAACAGGTCGGAATTGATGAAGGCGAGAAGCTCTTCGCCGGTGATGCCCTCTTGGTCGGCCGCCCAACTACGCCACTGGTACTTCTTCGGGATCGGCGAGCGGTAATCATCCCGCGTCAGCTCCAATTCCTGATCCTGATCGTCGATGATTTTGAGGAAGAACATCCAGCACAACTGGCTGATGCGCTGGGCGTCGCCATCGACGCCGGTATCCTGGCGCATGATGTCCTGGATGGATTTGACGAGGGTGCGGACGGACATGGCCTAGGCGGTTTCCTGATAGAGGGCAGATTGTAGCTCGTGGACGGCCTGCTCGAAGCCCTGGCGGTCGCCGAAGGCCCGGATCAACTGCACGGGCGTACCCATGGCGGTGAAAGGCGTGATCTTCAGCACGTTGGCATCGTCGAGATTGAGGACGCCCTCGTCGGCATACTTGGCGAGCAACGCATCGAGCACGGCTCGGGCCTGCCCGCCGTACCGGGTGAAGACGTCCCGCTTCTTGACGTTGTCGGCCCTTTCGCGGCGCGTCAGTGGCTTACGATCGAAGGCGACATGACAGATAAGGTCGAAGGGATCGAGGTCTTTACCTAGTTCGTCTGCGATGGGATCGAGAGGAAGGCCCTCGGCGGCCAGTTCATCGAGAATTGCCTGCTTCCGCTCGGCGGCCTTCCAGCGCTTCAGGAAGTCGTCGAGGCTGGCAAAGCGCTTGCGCAAGGCCGCCTTCGTGAAATCCCGGAGGCTCTCGGTGACTAACTTCCCGTTCTCGTCGAGATACTCGACACGCTCGGCGACGATGGTGGCGCCGACCCCATCGACGTAGATCTTCTTGCGGGGATCTCCGCCACCAGGGGCAATGGTAATGTCGGGTGGGCCATCGACAATGGTCTCGCCGTCGCCGGGCTCGCCCGGCAAGGCGTCATCGTTGTCATCGGGCGGCGGGACGTCATCTGGCGGGGCGACAGTGTCGTCCGGGCCGGGTTCGTAGATCTGGACGGGCTCGCCATCGAAGTCGGGGTCGGCAAAGTGGCTGGTGGCGCCGCGGAAGTCGATCACCGAGAAATAGAACTTTTTGGTGTCTTCGTGGACGCGGGTGCCGCGACCGACGATCTGCTTGAATTCAGTCATCGAGCCGACCTCCCGGTCGAGCACGATCAGTCGGCAGGTCTGGGCGTCGACGCCTGTCGAGAGAAGGCGCGAGGTCGTAACGAGTACCGGGTACTTGGCCTCCGGATCGATAAAGTTGCCGAGCTGCTCTTGGCCCTCTTTATCATTGCCGGTGATGCGCATGACGTAGCGGTGGTTCTCAGCGACGAGGTCAGCGTTCTCGTTGATGAGGGCTTGGCGCATCCGGGCGGCATGCTCCTGGTCGACGCAGAACACGATGGTCTTCTGAAAGCGGTCGCCAGTTTCTTTGAGAAACGCAGTGATCTTCTGGGCGACAAGTTTCGTCCGGTCGTCGAGGACCAGGGTCCGATCGAAGTCCTTGACGTTGTAGATGCGGTCTTCAACTTCCTCCCCATCGCGGTCGACCTGGCCCTTCTCAGGGCGGTAACCTCCGACGTCGCGGTCAATGTGAACCTTCACCACCTTGTAGGGAGCTAGGAAGCCGTCCCGGATGCCCTGCTTGAGGGAGTAGGAGAAGACAGGATCGCCGAAGTAGGCGATGTTCGAGACATACTTCGTCTCCTTAGGGGTCGCCGTTAGCCCGATCTGGGTGGCAGCAGAGAAGTGGTCGAGGATTTCCCTCCACGCAGCGTCCTCAGCAGCGCTGCCACGATGACACTCGTCGATTACGATGAGGTCGAAAAAGCCCGGCGAGAATTCGCGGAATAGCTTCTGCCGTTCCTCCGGGCCGGTGATGGCCTGGTAGAGGCCAAGATAGACCTCGTAGGACTTGTTGACCTGGCGCTCCGTATCGATGGCCGTCGTCAGCTCGGTTCGCGTGCCATCTGCCTTCTCGATTGTCCCGGACCGGGCGCTCAGCTTGGCCATGACGCCGCCGAACGGACGGAAGTCGTTGACCATGGTCTGGTCGATCAGGACGTTGCGATCGGCCAGGAACAGGATCCGCTTCTTGCGGCCCGCCTTCCACAGCCGCCAGATGATCTGGAACGCGGTGTAGGTCTTTCCCGTGCCGGTCGCCATCACCAAGAGGATGCGGTTCTGGCCTTTGGCGATCGCTTCCATGGTGGCGTTGACCGCATTGACCTGATAGTAGCGGGGCGCCTTTCCGCTGCCGCCATCGTAGTAGTCCTGTAGGACGATTTTCTCGGCCTCGGCATCGAGGCCCTTCCAGGTGCGATACCGCGCCCAGAGGTCGGCGGGTGAGGGGAACGCGTTCAGCCCTAGCGACGTCTCGAGCGAAGCGCTCTTCCCGGTGCGATCGTGGAATACAAAGCCGTCGCCGTTCGACGAGAACACGAACGGAATGTCCAGCGTGGCCGCATATTCAAGTCCCTGCTGCATGCCGTCGCCGACGCTGTGGGAGTTGTCCTTGGCCTCGATCAGCGCCAGAGGGATGTTAGGCTTGATGTACAAGATGTAATCGGCGCGCTTGGCCTGGCCGCGGCTGACCAGCTTGCCGCGCACGATGATGCGGCCCTTGGTGAAGCTCACCTCCTCGCGGATTTGCAGCATCTCATCCCATCCGGCCTTGCGCAGGGCGGGCGTGATGAACTTGGTGCAGATGTCACGTTCGGTTAGAGATCGCTTGTCCATTTAAGCTGGGTATTTGGTTAACAGATTTTCATTGATCCTGCCCGGTCACTGGCCAAATGTCATTCATGCTCACATCAACACGCACAGGTTGCTCATAGACAATTGACCCACTGCTCTCGATAGTACAGCGCGTGTTCTCTGCGCCACCAGTCATCACCCAAAGTACCTTGAGTAGTGGGCGTGTAAGCTCGCAGGCAAAGTATGGATGGCATTCAATAGAGGGGAACTCGACACTGCGGCATTCCAGGCAATGAAAGCTGTGGAGGTTGCCGTTAGGGCCGCTGCTAGACTCCCCGATGATCTCGTGGGCGTTAAGCTCATGCGAGCGGCCTTCCGGCCGGACGATGGCCCTTTGGTAGACGGCGAGATGGAGGCCGGCGAGAAGCAAGCGCGAATGGATCTGTTTGCCGGGGCAGTAGGATCTTTCAAGAACCCGCACTCCCATCGAGACGTTGAGCTAAAGGACCCATCGGAAGCGATAGAGATTGTCATGCTCGCCAATCATCTGTTGCGCATCATTGACCATCGAAAGGCCAGCGCCAAAAAGGGCTAAGCGCAAATCTGACGCCGACCGCCTACGCGGCTCGCAACGCCTCTGTTCCGCAACAGGCCGGGGCGCTGCGCTCAACCGGGGGCTTCGCGCCCCGGCCTGTTGCAACACCGGGCCTGACAGGTCCAAATGACGAACGGATTCTACTCTCGACTGGATGAAACTTGGGGCTCAGGTCATTGTGTGCAGCTCGCGGTCGGCCATCGCCACTACTCCCCGCGAGGTTCATCAGAATCGCCTTCTTGAGTTGTCGAAGTGAATGCATGCGCTTCTTTACATTGCTGACCCCACGACACGGGAAACGGTACCATCGCCTCCGCGAGCGTGGGTCCAGTACTCACGCGGCCATCGAGTATCGCCTCCACCGCCGCCGGCGCCAACAGCGTAAGCCGCAGCACGCGTGAGACGTAGGACGGGTTGATCCTCTCGGCCTTGGCGATCTCCCTGATGGTCGCGTACCGGCCGGTCTCCAGCATCCGCTGCCACCGAAACGCTCGGGCGATCGCCTTTACGAGCGCGCCGTCGATGTGCGGCACCATGGCCGGCACCGGCGCGCCGTCCGGCGACAGGACCAGCTTCCGACCGCCCCGCTTGCGAACGGCGAAGGGCACCTTGATGGTCACGACGGCGCGTTCTTGCCGCGGCATCAGGCTGCCCTCCGGAGATTGCCCAGTTGCTGGGCCACGTGGCCTAGCCCCTGTGTCCGGAGCTGGAGCTCGAGCCCGTCCGTCTTGAGATTGATGCGCTGGACCAGGAGCTGGACGATGCGGGTCTGCTCGGCGGGGAAGAGCTCCTCCCAGAGCGGGTCGAGCCGCTCCAGGGCCTCCCGGACCGCCCCTTCGGACAGCGCCTCGATCTGAGGCCCGGCAGCCCGCCAGGTCGCCACGACCACCTCAGGGGACCGCAGCAGGGCCCGCAGCTGGTCGAAGACCGCAGCCTCGATGGCCGCCGCCGAGACCCGTCGGATGGGTGACGGTTGAACCTCGCCCTTTATTGCCCCCTGGCAGACATAGTAGCGATAGAGTTTGCCGTGCTTGCGGGTGTGCGTCGGGCTCATGGCGCGGCCCGTAGGACCAAACAGCAGCCCCTTGAGGAGCGCGGGAGTAGCGGCCCGAGCCTGGCAGCCCCGGACCTGGGGGCTCTCCCGCAGGATCGACTGCACCTTGTCCCAGAGAGCCTGGTTGATGATCGCGGCGTGCTCGCCGGGGTAGGCCACACCCTTGTGGACGGCCAGCCCGACATACACCCGGTTCCGGAGGATTCGGTACAGGGTTCCCTTGTCGACGACCCGCCCTCGATGGCTGCGGACATCCTCGGCCCGAAGTTGTCGTGCAAGCAGCGTCGCTGAGCCGACCTTCAGGAACCGCTCGAAGATCCGGCGGATGACCGCAGCCTCGGGCTCGTGGACGATCAGCTTGCGGTTCTCGACCCTGTAGCCCATGGGCACAAACCCGCCCATCCACATGCCGCGCCGGCGCGAGGCTGCGACCTTGTCGCGGATGCGCTCGCCGATGACCTCGCGCTCGAACTGGGCAAAGGACAACAGCACGTTCAGGGTCAACCGGCCCATGCTGGTCGTCGTGTTGAAAGACTGGGTGACGGAGACGAAGGTAACGCCGCATCGGTCGAACACCTCGACCAGCCGGGTGAAGTCCATCAGGGCGCGGCTCAGCCGGTCGATCTTGTAGACCACCACGACGTCGATCCGGCCCGCCTCGATGTCGGCCATCAGCCGCCGCAGTGCCGGTCGCTCCAGTGTGCCACCCGAGAAGCCGCCGTCATCGTACTGATCCGCTAGTTCGACCCAGCCCTCCGAGCGCTGGCTGGCAATGTAGGCGCTACAGGCCTCGCGCTGGGCGTCGAGGCTGTTGAACTCCATGTCGAGCCCTTCCTCGGTCGACTTCCGGGTGTAGACAGCGCAGCGGAGTTTGCGGACGACCGGCTTCTTCATGCCGCCCTCCGCCGGTTCTTGAGGCCAAAGAACAGCAGCCCGTTCCAGCGGGTCCCCGTGATGGCCCGCGCAATTGCCGACAACGACTTGTAGGGGCGGCCCTGCCACTCGTAGCCGTCGGCCATCACCGTCACGGTGTACTCGACGCCCTGGTACTCCCGGATCAGCCGAGTGCCGGCGATGGGGATGTCGCTGCCTCGCAGCCGGCGCACGGCGATGTTGCCGCCGTCGAGCTCCTCGCCCAGCTGCTCCAGCCGGCGCACCGTCTCGGGCTTCAGGCCGCCGTAGGCCAGCTCCTGAATCCGGTAGGCCAAGCGGCTCTCCAGGAAGCGCCTATTATAAGGTGGGGCCGGCCGGTCGAAGAGCGCCGTCCACTGCTCCTTCAGCTTCGTGGTTGGCGTCGCCTTCAGGGCGGCGACGCGAGCCAATACGGTGTCCTGTTCCTTCATGCCGTTCTCCGTGTGGGGGCGGCGGCATGACCGCTCTGGTCGGGCAGGAAGTCGACGGAACTGTCTCCACAGTCCGCAGATAGTTGACTGGACTGTCGGGCCTGGAGACGCATGAGGCCGGCGGCCAGGATTTGGCCGAGTTCGGCCAGGCGTTCGGTGGGAGTGAGGCGGTCGGGGGAGACAGGGTTAGGGTGGGCGTGGCTGTGGATCATGGCGACTTTTCGAGAGGGAGTGCGGTCGCCAAAGGCTACCTAGCTTCTAGAGAATCGATAGCAGAATCAATTGGTTAACGTGGTTCTGCGCAAACAAAGGAAGCCGCGCGAAGTTGTTCATAGGCGTAGGGTTTGACTCTGAGCACAAACGGAACAAAACTAGAACATTATTGATCGAGTATTTCGACCACGGCCTCGGCCGCGGTTACCTCTTCGGGGGATCACGCATGCAATTGGCGGTACGTAAGGTCGACGCCGTTTCGGCCGACCCGGATGTTGGGCAGTCGCACCACCGGATTCTCAGCCTGTCCGTCACCGGGGGGTTCCTCGACGGCACGCGGCTGGAATTCAGCGACGGCCTCAACTGCATCATCGGCGGCCGCGGCACCGGCAAGACCACCGCGCTGGAGTTCATCCGCTACATCCTGGGCATGATGCCGGACGCCGCCGACGGACGGCCGCGGTCGCGTGCGATCGAGGGCCATGTGCGCGGGAATCTCGGCAGCGGCACGATCCACCTCGAGGTCGAGACGCGGCACGGCACGCGATATCGCGCCGAGCGCCCCTGGGGGGACGATGTCCAGGTACTCGACGCCGACGGTGAGCCGATTCCCGTCACCTTGGACCGCGATCTGGTGTTCAAGGCCGACATCTACAGCCAGAACGAGATCGAGGAGATCGCCACCAACCCGCGCTTCCAGTTGTCGCTGATCGACAAGTTTGCCGAGGAAGCGATCCGCGAGGCGACGGCCGACATCCAGAAGGCCAAGCGTGCGATCGAGCAGAGCGCCTTGGAACTACGCAACCTCGATCATCGCATCCGCGAGATCGAGGACGTCGTTCCGGACATCGAGGTCGTCGGCAAGCGGCTGCAGGAGATGCAGGTGGTCGAGGGCGAAGACGCCGACCTCATCAACACCGCCCATGCCCACAAGGCGCTGCGGACGCGCGAGACGGAGATGATCGCCGACCTGCGGACGGCGGTCACGTCGGCCAATTCGGGCTTCAAGAGATTCGTCGATGCGGTCGCCGAGAACTGTAGCCATGCGATCGGCGAGGGCGTTCGCGAGGGGCCCAACGAGGCACTGTTCGAGGAGCTGGAGACCGCAGCGTCGGAGTTCGTGGACTCCTTCCGCGCCGCGCTCCCCGAGATCCAGTCTAGGTGCACAGCGCTCACGACTCGGCTGGACGATGTCGCGGCCAGGCTCGCTGCCGACCATGCCCGCCAGGAGCAGCACTACCGCGACGTCATCGCCCGATCGGCCGAAGAGAAGCAACGGGCATCGGAGCGGGCAAAGCTGCAGCAGCGCCATTTGACGTTGACGAAGGCGCGGCACGAGATGGATGGCTTGGTCCGCAAGCGCAAGAAGCTGGAGAGCACGCACCGGCAGATGAACGCGAAGCTGTCGGAGCTGCGTGACCGGCGGTTCCAGCTGCGCAAGCAGGTCGCGGAGTGTCTCTCTCGCTCGCTCGCGCCGACCATCAAGGTCGTCGTTACCCAGGCCGGAGACCGGTCGGACTACGAGGCCCTGCTCAAGGAGATGCTGAAGGGCTGCGGCCTGCAGTACAACCGCATCGCCGCTCGCATCGTGGAGAATCTCTCTCCGGAGGAACTGTCGCGCATCGTCCGCAAGGGCGACACCGCGCGACTGGCGGAGGACGGCAACATCGCCGCGGACCAGGCGGCCCGCATCGTCGGCCATCTCCAGGAGACCGACCAGATCGGCAGGCTGGAGACGATCGACCTCGAGGACGAGCCGCTGATCTCCCTGAAGGACGGCGCCGACTACAAGAACTCGGCGGATCTGTCGACGGGCCAACGCTGCACCGTCGTGCTGCCGATCCTGCTGCTGGAGAGCGAGCGCCCGCTGCTGATCGATCAGCCGGAAGACAATCTCGACAATGCCTTCGTGTACGACACCATCGTGCGGAGCCTGCGCAACGCCAAGGGCGGTCGGCAGCTGATCTTCGTGACGCACAATCCCAACATCCCCGTTCTGGGTGAGGCTGACCGGGTGTTCGTGTTCGCATCGGATGGCCGCCAGGGCACCGTTACCCACAGGGGCACGGTGGAGGACGTGAAGGAGCAGATCGAACACCTGCTCGAGGGGGGCAAGGAAGCCTTCGTCCTGCGCATGCAGAAGTACGGGCACTGAGTGAGCCGTGACCGAGCTGGAGAAGGATGACCTGCTGGCCGACCTCGATGCCGAGGACTGGGCGCGGGTCCGCGAGGGTGTGGAGCAGGCCGGCAGCTGGCTGAGATTCGGCCAGGCCGGCGAGCAGTTGAAAGCGGAGGTGGCCGGCCGCCTTCTGCGGTTGGCGTCCCATCCGAAGTGGGAGGTGCGCAAGGCGGTTGCGCATGCCGTGTTGTTCCTGCGGCACGAGTTGTTCCACGCCGTGATTGCTCGCATCGTCGAGGACGAGAACACGTGGGTGCGGGAGGCAGCCCGGAAGACGCTGCGCCGACGCGATGGCCTGGCCCGGGCGGACAGCCATAGCGACAACCGAGGCGAAGAGGTCCTGAGCCTGCTGTCCGCTGTGGAGACGCGATACGGCGCACGGGCCCATCGGGCCACACTGAACATCGCCGACCGGCTGAACCACCGGTTCGTGCGCGAGGCGTACCACGAGATCGTGCGAATCATCTCGCCGGTGGATGCCTCTTTGCTGAACCTCGAGCGACAGCTCGCGGCAGTGCAAATGTCGACCGACGTGCTGGATCAGGTCCGTCGAGCGCGAGAGCGTGTCGTCCTGGTCACCGATTTTCTCGACAATCTCAGGGCCTTCACGGCCCACTCTCCGGCGGCATTCACTGCTGAGGCACTGCATTCCATCGTGACGGAAGCTGTGGATCTCGCTCTCGGCCACCTGGCGAGGCCCGACCAGCCGATTGATGTCCGGCAGTCCGTGAGCCGGGCCCTGAAGATCGATGCCGACCGCTCTCGCCTGCTACAGGCGCTGATCAACATCGTCGCCAACGCGATCGAGGCCTGCGTTCAGGTGGGACGGGAGGCGATCCTGACGATCTCTGCCGCTGCCGAGGGCGAGTCGCATGTGCGGATCACGATCGGCGATAATGGCTGCGGTATGAGCGAGGAGGCCCTGCGCGACTGCGTCATGCTGTACAGCTCCGGCAAGCCTGGAGGCATGGGCTTCGGCCTGCCGTTGGCGAAGAAGATCATCGAGGTCGATCACCGAGGCACCGTGTCGATCGACAGCCGCTTTGGTGAGGGCACTGTCGTCACGCTGGTGCTGCCGGTCGAGCAGGCAGCTTGCGAGGAATAGGCATCATGGATGCAGGTCACACCGCTCTCATTGTCGAGGACGAACCGGACATGGCTGCCGAGGTCGCCGACCTGGTGCGATCTTTTGGTCACGGCCATATCCATGTCGAGACCTTGGCCGATGCGAGGGCGTGCCTTGATCAGGGCGGCTTCTGCTACGTTCTGCTCGACCTGCAGATCAAAACCGACAGCCAGTCGATCAAGCCTCGCGTCGAGTCCGGCATGGCGTTCCTGCGAGAGGTGCGCCAGCGATATCCGCTGCGTGGTGCGCAGGGAACGCACCTGATGCCTGTGATCGTCATCAGTGGACATGGCAAGGAGCAATTCAACATCATCGGAGCGTACAGGCACGGCATCGACGAGTTCATCGTGAAGCCGCTCGGCACGTACGGTCAGGACGTGATCGGCCTGATCGGGCAGACCTTGGAGAAGGCGGGCCGCGCCGACCACATGCAGTGCGAGGCGCGTACTCACGAGGCGGCTGGGCAACTCGTACGACAAGCACCGCCGGGACGCTTCTGGCATTCACAGGACTACTCGCAGGTATCGTTGAACGGCGAGCCGTACCTGTTCACGGGCGAGATCCAGCGTTCGGCGATTCGTATCCTTCATGCGGCGTCACGCTCTGGGCAGCCCTGGCTGACCGGCAAGACCCTCCTGAAGCAGGCGGGATCGAGCGATCTCAGCATGCGCATGGGCAATCTGTTCCGCCGCCATCCCGCGTGGGGCACCATCGTCGTCTCGAACAACCGTGGACAGTATCGCCTAAGAACAGAGTAGTTCTGCGTAAAGCCGTCCATCAGCCATCCGCTGCCCATCCATCAGTCATCCATCACCGATCCATCACCGCTCCCGCAGAGGAATATCGGGCGTTCGTTCATCTTCTCAGCAGGTCTTGAACTTGTAGAGAAGGAGAGGGGACATGCCGGTTCGGCATCTCACCCAGTTCGAATTGGCCGAACGCTGGCGGATCAGTCCACGCACTCTCGAGCGGTGGCGCTGGCTTCGTCTGGGGCCTCAATACATCAAGATCGGCGGGCGTGTCGTCTACCTGCTCGGCGACATTGAAGCCTACGAGGCGGCCAAGCGCACGGAGACTTCGCTGTGAGTGCGCTGACAAAGCGCTGTGCTCCGATCGGCGACGATTTTATTCCACCGGTTCGTGGCCGTAACAGAGAAAAGCACGCGCATCAGTCGGCGGCGCCGGCACGCCAACTTCTGATCGACGCGATTCAGTTCTGCGCATGGATCGCCCAGGCAAGCCCTGGGGACACCCTCGAATATCATCGCGGCTTTCTGGCTCTGGACGCATGTCCCGACGACCAGACTCCCAGGAGCGATGAGCGCCGCGAGCTCGCCCGTGTCGGGCACATCGCCTGGAGGGCCGCCGAGAAGAGACTGGTTCACCTGGTCCAGCGCCGCAACGGCCCCGACGACTACTCCTACCTCGCGATCGCGCGGCAGCGGACCGACAAGGTCACCGCATCGCTGTCGACGTTGCTGCTGCAAGAAGCGCTGCACACGCAGCCTGCGGCGCCGGCCTCCCGTCCTTCCAACCCCTCTGACGTTCCCATGGAGAAGCAGTAATGGCCATATCGCTTTCGTCCCTTAAATCCACGACGGCGTGGTCGCCGCCGCGGATCCTCGCTTACGGCGTCGCCGGCGTGGGCAAAACCACTTTCGCGACCGGTGCCGACAAGCCGGTCGTCGTGCCGACCGAGGACGGGCTCGGCAAGATCCAGGTGCCGCACTTCCCGCTGGCTAAAAGCTTCGACGCGGTGATGGAGGCCCTCGCGGCGCTCTACAGCGAGCCGCACGACTACAAGACCGTGGTGGTCGACAGCGTCGACTGGCTGGAGCCGCTGGTTTGGCAGCGCGCCTGCAAGGACAACGGCTGGCGCTCGATCGAGGACCCGGGCTACGGCAAGGGTTTCATCGCCGCCCTCGACCTGTGGCGGCAGTATCTCGATGGCCTGAATGCGCTGCGCGACGAGCGCGGCATGACGGTGATCCAGCTCGCCCATACCGACATCAAGCGCTTCGACAGTCCCGAGCACGAACCCTACGACCGCTACGTGATCAAGCTTCATGCCCGCGCCTCGGCGCTGCTGCAGGAGCATTCCGATGCGGTGCTGTTCGCCAACTACCGCATCAGCACGGTGAAGTCCGACGTCGGCTTCAACAAGAAGGTGACACGGGCGCTCGGGAGCGGCGAGCGCGTTCTCTACACCGCCGAGCGTCCCGCGTTCCTCGCCAAGAACCGATACGGCCTGCCCGACATGCTGCCCCTCGACTGGCAGGCCTTCGCCGCGGCGATGCCGCAACCCTGAGCCCCGACACAACAGGAGATCCCCATGGCCAGTTTTGGAACCACTTTCGACGCCACCGGCGTCGATCCCATGAAGCCGCTGGAGGTGCTGCCGCCCGGCAAGTACCCGGCGCAGATCGTCGCCAGCGACATGCGCCTGACCAAGGACGGCATGGGCCAGTACCTCAATCTGGAGATCGACGTGCTGGACGGACCCTACAAGGGACGCAAGCTGTTCGATCGCTTGAACCTGGTGAACAACAATACCCAGACGGTCGAGATGGCCCAGCGAACATTGTCGGCGATCTGCCACGCGACGGCACGCTTGCAGGTCCAGGACAGCGAGGAGCTGCACCTGATCCCCTTCATGGCCGTCGTTCAGGTCCAGCCGCCGAAGAACGGCTACGGCGAGAGCAACAAGATCCGCTACCAGCCGCTGGAAGGAGCGACGCCTGCAGCGCAGCCCGCGCCGGCCGCCCGTCCTGCCACGGCGGCCCCGGCCATGCCGGCGCCTCAGGCCACCCCGGCCGCCGGCGGCTTCAAGACCGCGCCCTGGAAGCGCTCCGCCTGAAGCTCGTGCCCATCGCCGGCGACGTCCTGCTCGATGCCGCCGGCGGCAATGCCCCTTTCGAATCCGGAAAGCCCGACATGACAGCACAGCCCCCTGCCGAGCCGCGCGCCCGTCTTGCCGAGATCGACGACGCGATGGCCTCCATCAAGACCCAGATCGCGTCGGCCGACCTGCTGCGCCAGGCCAGCGGCAAACCCATCGACCCGCGCTGGTTCCACCGAGCCAAGACGGCGCTGCGCCATTTGCAGCGCGAGCGCGCTGGACTGGTGCAGCAGCCCCGGCCGCGCCGCGAGGCGGTGAAGGACTGCCTGATCGCCATGCTGCGCGAGCGGCACGACGAGACGACATGGTCCGGCCTCGTCGCCGAGGCGCATCAGCGCGCAGACAGAGAGGGGCTGTGATGGCTGCCCTCCCTAATCCTCCCAAGCCGACGCTGTCGGCGATCTACGCGGCCTACGAGGCCGAGCGGGGCGACGGCTTCCGGGACCATCTCGGCGCCTCGCTGATTGGCAAGTCGTGCGAGCGGGCGCTCTGGTACGACTTCCGTTGGGCCACGCTGCAGCAGTTTTCGGGTCGCATCCTGCGTCTGTTCGAGACCGGCAATCTCGAGGAGGCGCGCCTGGTGCGCAACCTGCGCATGACCGGCGCCACGGTGCTGGAGGTGGATCCCGAGACCGGCCGCCAGTGGCGGGTGGAGGCGCACGGCGGCCACTTCGGCGGCTCGCTCGATGCCGTGGCGATCGGGCTGCGGGAAGCGCCCAAAACCTGGCACGTGGTCGAGTTCAAGACGCACTCGGCCAAGAGCTTCCGCGATCTCGGCGCCAAGGGAGTTGCCGTCTCCAAGCCGCAGCACTGGGCTCAGATGCAGATTTATATGCATCTGACCGGCCTCGACCGCGCCCTGTACGTGGCCGTCTGCAAGGATACCGACGCGTTGCATGTCGAGCGCGTGCATGCGGACCGCGCGGCGGCCGAACGCCTGCTCGACAGGGCGCGGCGCGTAATCGAGGCCAAGCGGCCGCCGTCGCGGATCTCGGAGGACCCGACCTGGTGGGAATGCCGGTTCTGCGATCATCGAGCCGTTTGTCACGACGGGGCCGCTGCAGAATCGAACTGCCGGACCTGTCTTCACTCGACCGCTCTCGAAGGCGGTTGGCACTGCGGGCGGCTCGACCGGATGCTGGATGGCGCCGCGCAGCGCGCCGGCTGCGGCAAGCACCTGTTCGTGCCCGATCTGGTGCCGGGCGAAGTGGTCGATGCTGGCGAAGACCATGTCGTCTATCGCATGCCCGACGGGACACAATGGGTGAACGACGCCCGGGGCGGTGCGCCATGCTGAGCCTTCGCCCCTACCAGCAAGCCGCCGTCTCGGCGATCTACCAGTACTTTGCCGAGAAGGACGGCCATCCCCTGGTCGTGATCCCGACGGCGGGTGGCAAGTCGATCGTGCTGGCCTCGTTCATCCAGGGCGTTCTGCAGCAGTGGCCCGACCAGCGCATCCTCGTGGTTACCCACGTGCGCGAACTGATCGCGCAGAACCATGCCGAAATGATGGGCCTGTGGCCCGAGGCGCCCGCGGGGATCTATTCGGCCGGGCTCGGACGCCGGGACATTGGCGCCAGGGTTCTGTTCGCCGGGATCCAGTCGATCCACCGCCGGGCCTACGACGTGCAGCAATGCGACCTGTTGCTGATTGACGAGGCCCATCTCATTCCGCGCGCCTCCGACACCATGTACCGGCGCTTCCTCGACACGCTGGTGCGCATCAACCCCAAACTCAAGGTGATCGGGTTTACCGCCACGCCTTATCGGCTCGACAGTGGCCTGCTGCACGAGGGCGAGGGCCGGATGTTTACCGACATCGCCTACGAGGTGTCGATCCGCGACCTCATTGACCACGGCTACCTCTGCCCGCTGATCAGCAAGGCGACCGATCTGACCCTCGACGTTGGCGGTGTCGGCAGTCGCGGCGGCGAGTTCATCCCCGGCCAGCTGCAGGCCGCCGTCGACCGCGAGGCGATCACCCGCGCCGCCACCGACGAGATCCTGGCCTATGGCGAGGGCCGCCGGTCCTGGCTGGCGTTCTGCTCGGGCGTCGAGCACGCGACCCATGTCGCCGAGGCCCTGCGCGAGCGCGGCGTCGCCTGCGCCACGATCTTCGGCGACACGCCTGGCAATGAGCGCGATCGCATCATTGCCGCCTTCAAGCGGGGCGAGATCAGGGCTCTGGCCTCGATGGGGGTGTTGACGACCGGCTTCAACGCCCCCGCGGTTGACCTGATCGCCATGCTGCGTCCCACCAAGTCGGCCGGGCTCTACGTCCAGATGGCTGGCCGCGGCACCCGGCTCGCGCCGGGCAAGGACAACTGCCTGGTCCTCGACTTCGCCGGCAACGTGGCCCGGCACGGTCCGATCGATGCGGTGAAGGCAAAGAAGCCGGCCGAAGGCGAGGGGCCATCGCCGACCAAGATCTGCCCTGACTGCGACAGCATCCTGGCGGCCGCCGTGCGGCAGTGTCCCGACTGTGGCCACCAGTTCCCGCCGCCGGAGGTCAAGGTCGCCGCGACGGCGAGCACGCTCGCCATTCTGTCGGCCGTTCGGGCGGAATGGATGGAGGTGTCCGAGGTCTCCTGCAGGTTGCACGAGAAGCCCGGTAAGCCGCCGTCCATGCGCGTGGACTACAGCTGCGGCCTCGTTCGCCACAGCGAGTGGATCTGCTTCGAGCATGCCGGCTACGCGCGCCAGAAGGCCGTCGACTGGTGGCGGCGGCGCAGCTCCGCCCCGGTGCCGAGCACCGTCGCCGAAGCCCTGCGGTCAACCGACAGCCTCGTGGTGCCCACCGCCATATTCGTGCGTCCGAGCGGCCGCTTCACCGAGGTCGTCAATCACAGGTTTGAGCCATGGCCCCAGGCCTCTGCGCCGTCTGCCACCGCGAGCCCCGCGGCTTCGGTTGGTTCGATGCCCGCTATCGCGTCAGCGATCCCCGGCGCGACACCAGTCGCCGGCAGCTTTGCTCGATCCCCTGCCAGGACCTCTGCCACGAGAGGTGCGGCATGATCGATCCGACACCCAACGAGCGCGCCGCAATCCTGCATGGCGGCGACATGGCCGGCGAGTATCTCGACAGCCTGGCCAAGACCGATCTCGCGCTGTTCAGCAACGAAGAATGGCAGACCCTGCTGGAGGTCATCGTCACAGGCTACTGCGATTATCTGCGCGAACTTGCCGGCCAGGACCGTAGCCGTCTCGACGGCATGACAGACCAGGTGCCGTTTTGAGCGCCGTCGCCAGCTTCATGGCGCGATTCGGCGGGCGTCTCGTGGCCAATGGCTATCCCATTATCCCGATCCAGCCCGGGACCAAGAAGCCGGGCTGCCATCGCGACGGCCAGTGGCGCGACTATCCGGCGTGGACACGGCACGCCGCGCGCGCGACGACCGAGCTGGAGGTCCAGGAATGGAGCCGCTGGCCGGAGGCGGGCATCGGCGTCGTGGGCGGCAATGTCGCCGGCGTCGACATCGATGTCGCGGAGGACGCCGAGCTGGCCCTGCGCATCGAGCAGCTTGCCCGCGAGCGGCTGGGCGACACCGCGGCGGTGCGGATCGGGCGCGCGCCGAAGCGGCTCCTCGTGTATCGCACGACGGCGCCGTTCAAGGGCCTCAAGCGGCATCCGCTCGAAGTGCTCTGTCTTGGCCAGCAGTTCGTGGCTTACGCGGTGCATCCCGCTACCAACCGGCCTTACGAGTGGCCGGAAGAAAGTCTTGCCGACCTCGATATCGGCAGCCTGCCGGCGATCACGGAAGAACAGGCGCGGGCGTTTCTGGACGAAGCCATCGCCCTGCTGCCGCAGGCGCCGCGCCCGTCAACCCTCGCTGTGCCCGCCGTCGCGCCGGCCAGCAGCGGCCACGCCCAGCAGGGGACGCCGGAGGCGGTGCGGGCTGCGCTCGCCCATATTCCCAACGCCGATCTCGACTACGACAGCTGGGTGCGCATCGGGCTGGCGCTGAAGGGTGCTCTCGGCGATGGCGGTGCGTCGCTGTTCGCCGCCTGGTCCGCGCAGTCGGCCAAGGACGTGCCCGCCACCACGGCGAAGGCCTGGGCCAGCTTCCGGCCCAACAGCATCGGTGCCGGCACGATCTATCGGCTCGCCATGGACCGCGGATGGAAGCCGGATCCGGCAATCGAGCTCGACGGCTCCACGCCGCGCGATACCGTGCACCCCGCCGCCGGCATGCTGGCGAGGATCGCCCATCCCTCCACGCCGACGGACGAGCCCGAGGCGTTCCCGCTCGTGCTGCCCGACGGCCTGGTGGGCGATCTCGCCCGCTACATGGTGTCGACGGCCCGCCGGGCCCAGCCCGTCCTGTCGCTCGGGGCGAGTCTGTGTGCCGTCGGTGCCCTGATGGGCCGCAGGTACCGCACGGAAAGCAATCTGCGCAGCAACCTGTACATCGTCGGCGTTGCCGATTCCGGCTCTGGCAAGAATCACAGTCGCGAGGTCATCAATGACCTCTTCCTTGCGGCCGGGCTGGTCGACCATCTCGGTGGCAACAAGATTGCCTCCGGCGCAGGCCTGCTCACGGCCGTGCACCGTCAGCCAGCCATCCTGTTCCAGATCGACGAGTTCGGCATGTTCCTGTCGGCCGCCGCCGATCGGCGCCGCAGCCCGCACCACATCACGGCCATCCTCGACAACATGACGGAGCTCTACACGGCGGCAGGCAGCATCTTCCTGGGGGCGGAGTACGCCAATCGTGACGGGCACAACGAGCGACGCGACATCAACCAGCCCTGCCTCTGCGTCTATGGCACCACGACGCCCGTGCGGTTCTGGAGTGCGCTCGAAGGCGCCAACGTCGTCGACGGGTCGCTCGCCCGGTTCATCATCCTGCCGACCGAGGACGACTATCCGGAGGAGAACCCCGGTTCCGGGCTCCGGGTGCCACCGGCCAGCCTGGTCGACGGGCTGCGTCTCATCGCATCCGGCGGTGGGCGGCAGACCGGCAACCTCGCGGGCCGGACGGCTGGCCCGGAAACCGCGGTCGATCCCATGGTCGTGCCCATGCACGACGCCGCAAGGGAGGCTTTCGGTGCACTGGGCCGGGAGATCACGCAGGAGCTGCGCGAGGCCCGCGGCACGGCATTCACCGCCATCCTCGCCCGCATTGGCGAGAATGCCCAGAAGCTGGCGCTGATCCGCGCGGTCGGGATCGATCCCGTGGCACCCACCATCAGTGGCGAGGATGCCGACTGGGCGATCGGGCTGGTCCGGCACTACGCCCTGCGCACAATGACCGCAGTCGAGCGGCACGTCGCCGACAACGAGATCGAGCGCAATCACAAGCGTATCCTCGAAATCATCCGCAGTGCTGGCGGTGACGGCTTGGGCAAGAGCGACCTCGTTCGACGCACCCAGTTCATCGACAAGCGGCAGCGGGACGAGATCCTGGTGACGCTGATCGAGGCCGGGTTGGTGACGATGGCAATGCGCTCGACGCTGACCAAGCCCGCCCTGGCCTACCGCGCCGCAGGGCCGAGGCCCTGATGGCCAGATCCTTCAAGGCCCAACGAGATTCCTCAAGCAGCCCCGAAAGTGCCAAGCATCTGATATCAAAGAAGAAATCCAATTGTTCAAATTCTTCAATCTTTCAAGGGGGGTATGCGGGGGATGGAAGGAAGGGGAAGGAGAATGAGACTCTTCTATACCCCCTATAATTATTTGAATTATTTGAATTATCTCATTTGATGCAGTGTTTACAGGCATCAAACGCGTCAGGCTCGTCTTGAAGAATTCTTGAAGGATTTGCATCTTTCAACCGCGGGGGGCGCCCCGCCGACAGATCGCACCGGACCCAACCCCTCAAGGTTCGGGCGGGAGCCGCACCTTCGCCGGATGCCGCGCTCGCCCCGACCGCCCCGAACCTCGAGGAGGTCGTCATGTCCGTTGTTCCGGCGCAGCCGCGCCCTGCCACCCCTGTTATCGACAGCATCTTCTGCAAGCCACCATCGGCACAAGCGATCCTCGCCCTGGATCTCGGCACCACGACCGGCTGGGCTATGGCGCTGCCCGACAGCGGCATCGTGAGCGGCACTGTCGCATTCCGCCCAAACCGCTTCGAAGGCGGCGGCATGCGGTACCTCCGCTTCACCGACTGGCTCGTCGAGATCGCGATGATGACCAGCGGATTGCATCGAGTGGTGTTCGAGGAGGTGCGGCGGCATGCCGGTACCGATGCGGCCCACGCCTACGGCGGCTTTCTCGCCACTCTGACGGGATGGTGTGAGGAGCACGAAGTTCCTTACCAAGGCGTGCCTGTCGGCACGATCAAGCGGCATGTCACCGGCAAGGGCAACGCCGACAAGGCGGCGGTGATGTCCTCCGTCCGCGAGCGCGGCTACAGCCCGGCCGACGACAACGAGGCCGATGCCATCGCGATCCTCCTGTGGGCCCTTGAGACCGGGGGAGGCGTGCGATGAATGGCGAACGCGCGATCGGCCTCGAACGGCGCGACGGCCATGACGTCGGCCGCGACCCCCGCAACATAGCGCCGGACGAACTGATGTCGCTGGGCCATACCCGCATGAGCGCGCAGCAGGCCCTGCGGCTGCGCTGCATCGACTGCTCCGGTGCGTCGGCCGTGGAGGTGCGGCTGTGCACCCACGTGCAATGCCCGGCGTGGCCATTCCGGATGGGCAGGAGCCCGTGGCGGGCGCCGGCCAGCGAGGCACAGCGGGAGTGGGGGCGGAGGTTGGGCGCCAGAATCGCCGCTACGGTCCCGAAACCCTTTGGAGAAAAGGACCTGAACTCGACGGTGGGGGTGGCCGCTACCTCCCTACCTGCCGACGGCGATGTCGCCGAAGCCCACGGCGGCGCTGGGCGCAGAGCGGGGGATCGGCCATGACCTCCGAAACCTTCCTCGACCAGGCCGCCCATGTGCTGCGCGACCGGCGGGCAACCTACGGCGATCCGCGCCAGAGCATGGCCGCCATCGCAGCGCGCTGGTCGATCACGCTGGGCCATCCCGTGACCCCGGCACAGGTCGTGCTGTGCATGCTGGACCTCAAGCTGGCCCGGCTCGGTCACGATCCCCGGCACGTGGATTCCCTCCGCGATGTCGCCGGCTACGCCGCCGTGCTCTGCGAGGTGTCGCGATGAAGTGGGCACCGCGGGGGTACGGCGGCAATCGCCCGTCGCCCGAGTCCATCAAGCAGGAGGGCTGGCGTGCGCAGGGCGTCCTGGTCATCGAGGTCGACGACGAGCGCCTGACCTGGCCGGAGCGCGAACTGGTCCGGCAACTCGGCGAGCGCCTGTACGGCGACAAGCAAGCGCAGCAGGAGGGTCGCCATGAATGACTGGACCCCTGAGATCGTCGAGGCCCGGCTGGTCGAGGCGGCCTCGGTCCTGCGACGCCTGCCGCGAGAGCGGGGGCAGGGTTACTTCAGCACGTGGCCCCAGACGTTCGTCGAGTTCAGCGACCTCGTGGGCCAGACGCCTGAGCCCATGCGGTTACCGCCGCCGTCGGCAGCCGCCATCAGCCGCATGGACGCCGCCCTGCCATGGTTGCTGTGGCTGGCGCCGCTCGATGCGAAGATCGTATGGCGACGAGCCAGCGGCGAGCGCTGGAAGTCGATCTGCTGGTCGGTCGGGCTGGCGCGCGCGGCTGCGCACGAGCACTGGCTCTACGGGCTTTGCCTCATTGTCTGGCGCTTGAATGGCCGTGCCGAGCCGAAGGGCGTGGGGCGCCGGGAACTGATTGGCCGCCTCAGAGCCGTCAGGGAGCGGCAGGCATAGCCTCAGATTCGTCGCGGGTCTTGGATGGACGACGAAAGCCGGCGGCCACGCTATCGACGTGACCGCCGGCTGATTGATCGAGCCGGCTCGTCGGCCGCGGACTATCCTGGCGCCTCCCGCCACCGTCTCCAGTCGTCGGCATCGCTGTCGCGCCAGCCGCCATCCGGTGGCAGCCAGATGCGACCGTTATAGGAGATCCGGGCGACTACCTGACCGCCCTTGACCACGCGCGGTGAGGGGAAGTTCCCGCCACCGAGGTCATGGCGCACGATGTAGGCACGCGCGGCTTCGGCTGCCTGCTGCAGCGTATCGACCATGATCTCCTCGGTCGGGGACATCGGCTGATACGGGTCTTGACCAAAGTCTGGGTTGCCGACCGAGCGCAGGATGATGCGGTACATCAGCCGCTACTCGACGACTCGATATACGCGACCTCGGTCCTCGACCTTCTCGGAGTCGACCTTGAGGCCGAGCTTCTTTTTCAAGGCGCCGGACATCGCGCCACGTACTGTGTGTGACTGCCACGTCAGCGCCTTCACGATCTCGTCGATGGTGGCACCCTCGGGCCGCTTCAGCATCTCGATCAGCTTGGCCTGCTTGCCCTGGGCGCGAGGCGTGCCGGCCGTCGTGGCGGCAGCCTTCGGCTTGGTGGCGCGCTTGGCGTGCGTGGCCTTCTTGGCGCGTGCGGTGGTTGAAGCTTTCGACATGGCGTGGACCCTCCGGTCATACGGGCCGCGACCGTCGCGGCCCTGCTACTGAGCCGAGCCCCGCCGGCAATGCCTGGCGGGGCGGTCGCGAGAGGGTGCTCTACTTGGCGTGCTCGCCTTCCTTGAAGGCGCTGTCGGTGATGCGCTTCAGCAGTTCGGCGTAGTGGGCGAGGGTGCCGACGTCGGCCCAGGTGATCGCCTCGGGGTCGGCGCCAAAGTGGTCGTCGCTCAGCGCCGCGAGGCGGGCGAGCATCGAGTCGATCTCGGTCTTCCTGGCGATGTAGGCGTCGAGGGCGGTGCGGCTCAT